TCATCACATGGCCTGTGAAAATCTCCATTGACTTCGAGTTCTTGCCGAAGTCCAGCCCTTCCACGCGAGTAGATAACAGCCGAATTGAGTCGTCAAAGTCAGCGGTTGTCTTAAAGATTGATGGGCCTGCGATATCAAGCCCACTGAATACACCGCGAATGGCCGCACCTGCGGCTTTGAATGCCAGGAAACTGCCCGCGAGCTTCTTGATGGTGCCTGACGTTTTGTTGGCTCGCGTGCCAAGACGGTCAACCCGATCCGAGACTTTCTGGATCTGCCTGACGGCGTCTCGCACATCGCCGCGAATACGCAGCACCATTGACTCGTTTACTGCCATCCTGACTTCCTTCCGAGATTCGGGACAACCTCTTCCACCTGCTCATAGCCTGGCAGGACGGTTCTCCTCAGTTCCTCGATCTTTGACTCGCTCACTCCCATGAACCCTGCAACAAATGTTGCCAGCAGACCCGTGTTTAGTTCTGTCTGGTTCAGCGGCTCGATCTGGTCGTAAGCGCACCACTCGTCGAACTGCGATGCTGGGATTGACTCCAGCATCGCATCGACATCCACATACCCGGTGACGCGGGCCAAACGCAGGGCAGTTAGCCTGCGTTTGTCCCGCCTCAGTTTTTTACCAGGTCCTGATCTGAGGACTTATAACCTGTCAGGCGGGCGGCACAGTCGTACAGAGTGTCAATCAAGGACTGCGGCTGATCCTGCAGCACCGAGATGTCATTCTCTGTCAACATCTTATTGCCTGATTCATCAACCAGCGTAGCGATGATCAACCGCTCACGCAGTTGCTCAACCTTCGTCCTGTCCTGAGTTCCCCGCGTCCCCTGAAAGGACTTCTCGAACATAAGCTGATCTTTTGCGGTGAACCCCTTGAACCGGACCTTGCCCCCAAGTTCGGGGACATCGAGTTCTGCGGTTGGAACCTCTGCAACCTTGAGAAGCGCGTCCCTGCCGAGCAGTTTCTCAGACATCCTGATCACCCCCTTCCTCATCCAGGTCCTCATCTTCATCGTCAATCATGGCCTGTACTTGCTCTGCGTGTTCGGCCATGATTCTCTCATGACTCTCACGCAACGCACCAGGCTTCATGTTGCCTTTCGGTTTCCACCGATCTGCCGCTTTCTGGCACTCTTCATCGGCAGCCTCTGCGAGTCCGCCAAATACAAGTTTGAATGCGTCAGGGTGGTCGATGATGGTCCCAGCGGGGACGTACTTCACTTCGTTACCATTCCCGTCAATCTCAGTCTGGATCAGTTCGGGTTTGGTGTTCGGCGTCGCGCGTAGCGGCACCAGCAGTCGGGCTTGCATGGTTACCTCAATTCAAAATTACCAGGTTGGGAGATCGGCCAGTTTCATGGTGGAGTCGAATTTGACCCCATCATTCTGGACGACGTTAACACCGAGACTTACGCCAGCCACGGTGAATGTCCACGTTGTTGGTCCAGAGTCTGTGTACACAATCGCGCCGTTCTTGTCGGCGGGCGTGTCCAGAAGATCAGTAATAGTACCGATGGTTGCCGGATCAAAAAACCCAGAGATGCTGTACTCACCAGGCTCGGTATAACCGGTCTGAGAGTATTTCTTCCCGGCACCGGACTGATCCAGAGTTGATGCGTCGTAAGTCTCACTCTCCGCACCAGAGGATGAGATCTCTGTTAACTGTGCCACGGCTGTAAGAACCGTCGCAATCTCCAGTTGAAAGGCTGTGCCTTTACCTTTGAGTTTTGCCATTTTATCGCCTCCTTTTTCGGACCAAAATGGCCCGGATTTTATTAAAAAACTCGCGACGAACAGCCTTCCGGTATCCGCCTCGCGATGCCCTGAGCGTGGCTGCCATAAAGCCCGCGAAGTTCTTCTGAACCGGCATCCGGCCTGTGAACCTGCCGCGCTTCGTCCACCGGTTCTCCGTCCCAAGCATAGGCCAATGTGCGTTCTTCGCACTGATGCCGACGCCCTTCTTCTTCCCCCGGTTTTTCTGGACCCCGACCTTGGCCGAAGGCTTCACGCCCACCCCCACGCCAACTTTGTAATACAGTTGCCCATGTTTCGGGACTCGCTTAAGTTTTCGCCCAGATCGATTCGTCCGAGTGTATCGAATCCCTCTACGCAACCGTTTGTAACCCCGAGGCAACCTGTTCTTCGCCGTGTCTCGGATTACTTTTAGACCTTGTAGGTTTGCTGAGTCAGCTGCCCGTTTGATCTCTGTCTCTGTGAGTCTTTTGACGATCCGCTGGAAAGCAGCCCGACCATCTAGATCGAGAGACATATCGTTACTCATAGGTCAACTCATTGCCCTCCAAGTCGAAACCTGTCGGCTCAGAAACCTCAAAGGCGTTGGCACCATCCTTCCGAGTGTTGATCCTGTATTGGGATCGCGCTCGGTCAGACCAGTCCCACGGGGACTCCCCCATATACAAAGCGGTCACCTTGAAGACATAACTTGTGCCTTCGATGATTCGCGTTATCGTGTCACCGAATTGAGGTGGGCCGACCGGTGAGAGATCCTCTACACCGATCAGCCACTCAATCGTTTCGACCACCTGTTCCTCGTCACCAACGTCAATGTTTGCCTTTTTCGTCGAACCTTGAATGGCCGACGATATCGTCAGATCCGTAGCACCGCGTGAGTAGACAACCTCTGTCCCAAAGTTCCTACGATGGACTCTGAGCAGGGATTCAATCTGTTTCTCTTGCGGTGTACGGTTATCAAACGGCATTAGGCTACAACTGCTTCCGTTGAGACTACCGAGTCAGTTACCAAAATAGGCACGTTGAAACTGCTCTGCGGGAACGGAGCAGGCGCACCTGTTGGGTTGGTGGCAGTTCGAGACTGCTGCAACTGCTTCAGTGATGGGCGGTTCATGACCAGCATGTTCGGTCCCATGTTTGCCGGGAAGGCACTCAGGACATCACTGATCAGATCGTCGTCCAGTCCATTCGCACTGGCACCGATGTTGCAGATTCGACCCACGCTGTACGCACCACCAAGCTGCACTCCGATGTAGAGTGATGCTGGTGTGTAGTACACCGGGTGGTTCGTATCATTCGCTTCGGTCACGATTGTCTCACCGAGGCTTACGCCGCGTGAGTATGGCGTGACCAGTCGAACATCGTCAAAGCCAGTTCGAACAGCGTAACATGATGTCACAGATGCTGCGGTTGCATCACCTGCGCCGAACACCATGCCGTCTGCCAGGGCATCGATGTATGTGCTGTCAGCAAATCCATCAAAACCGTTGGCATCGCCAAGAGAACCTGTACCGTAGATGACCTGCTTTTCAAGTTTCCACAGTGCGGCAGCGAGGTGACGCGCACCTTCGCGAGCAATCAGATTCTCGGGACCCTGTCGCCAGGCATTGGCAACAGCGTAATCGACTCGCCATGAGAAGTCGAGAATCTTACAGGTGACAGTGACGACGGTATCTTCCGATGCGTCGTAGTCGCGTCCGGCGTTTTCCGAACGGAAACCAACAGTTGGAGCGCCCGTGTACTTGTTGTACTTGTGGGTCTCGGAACCGTCACTTGTGTCACCGATGGGCAGGGACGCCACAAACGGGGACTGGTTGAGAACTTCGGTTGTCTCTGTCTTATCGACATCGAGAGCGTCCGAAACAAAGTCTGCTACTGTCAACAAATCGTTAGCCACGATTTACTTCCTTTCTGATTGATGGTTTTCCAAACACCGTTGTGGTTGGGTTTACTCGTACTTACGACCGGAGATTCGAATCCGGCTGGACAGGGAACGAGGCTTCTCCTCGCCACCTTCATCCGACCCGAACTCAACGCCTTCCTTCTCACCGAGAGAAAGACTGTTGAGTCGTTCTTGAAGTTCGTCACGAGCCGCGACCACTTCTTTCAACTCAGCCTGCAGACATTCAATCAGTTTTCCCTGACAGTCTGCAAAGGAGTCGCCGGCAGCAAACCACTTCGCACCTCGTTCTGCGCCAAACGCATCGATGAAACGCTGCAGTTCACCTTTGAAGTCTGCTCGGACTTCGTCGATTGAGACTTCAGGCGTCTCCACAACCTCTTCAAATTTCTCACTCACTTCAGAAACCCTTTCAGAGAGCAGGATATTGTGACGACCGAGAAAACGTGATAGGAACTGTTTAGCTCGATCAGGATCGACACCAAACATGCCACCCGCAGGCCGGTCGTCACTCAGGCCCAGCAGATAACTTAGGTATGCGTCAGCTTCTACCGCCGCATCCTGCCCCCGTTTGAACAACCCACGAGGGTTGGCCGCCGGGGAGTCCACAACATCGCATGCGTACAGGACATTCAGTCTGACATGCGGATAAGGCTGATCCTCGTCATCACTCTCGACGAAGTCCTCCTCGAAATAATCAAACACGATTGATGTGCCAAAGTCCTCTGGAGTATCCTCCGCCAAGGACATCACATAATCTGCCAGGTCGCCGTCCGGCGTTTTAGTTGACGCTTCCTGGAAGTGCAGGTCTGCGATGACATGGTCACCCTCGACCC